GGTAAGGTCAAAGAAATTGATGTTAACGCATATTATGAACAAATTAAGAACGCAAAGCAAAAACAAATTGACGAAATCTCATTGAAGATCTTTGAGAATTTTGTGTCAAAACTTTAAAATTTATAAATATATTTACTTCTTTAGGAGTTAACTAAAATGACAAAGTCTCTATCAGAATCTGCTGCTGAAATTCTCAAAGCATCACTTGCATCAGCAGGTAAGGAACCAGCCGCAAAACTTCCAAGCGCGGAAGAAGACCTCGGTGGCGAAACAAACGAAGTGCCAGACGGTGGCGATGTTGGCAAAAAGGCAGCAGCTAGTGTAAAGCAAGCAGCCAAGCCAGGACAAAGCGGCGCACCATCTGAGCCAATTAAGAAAATGGCTACAGAAGAAACAGAAGAAGTCCTTGACGAAAAGAAGGACTATGAAGAAGAAAACGACGAAGATGAAGAAGAGAAAGAAATTTCTGAGGCAGAACTAGCAGAAGCCAAGAAAAAAATGAGAATGGACATGGTCGCCAAGCACAAAGGCTCAATGGCTGAAGATGTCAATGCTCTTTTCAATGGTGAATCACTTTCTGAAGAGTTCCGCGTCAAAGCAACAACTATCTTCGAAGCAGCTGTTCAGTCTCGCGTAGAAAAGATCGTTGAGGATGTTATTGCCGACAACGAATCAATTCTTGAAGAAGCAGTTGAAGGAATCAAGGCAGAGCTTGCAACACAAGTTGATGAGTATCTCAACTATGTTGTCGAGCAATGGATGGAAGATAACGCAGTAGCAATTGAGTCTGGTTTGCGTTCAGAACTAACTGAAGACTTCATCAACGGTCTAAAGAATCTATTCGCAGAGCACTATATCGATCTTCCAGACGAGAAGCTCGAAGTTGCTGAATCACTTGCAGAAAGAGTTGTTGAGTTGGAAGAAGCGTCAGCTGCTCGCGATGAGCAGTTCGTTGCTCTTTCAAAGGAACTCAACGAAGCCAAGAAAAACGAAGCAATTCGCAAGATTTGTGAAGGTCTAACCGAAGTACAAGTCGGCAAAATGAAATCGCTCGCAGAGGGCGTGGAGTTCACCACAGAGGGTGAGTTTAATAATAAGCTCGCAGTTATTCGCGAGAACTACTTCCCAACAAAGAAAATCGTGAGTGAGGTAAAGGTTTCTGAAGAGACGTCTACAGAACAACCTGAAGTAGTTGCTAATGGTATTATGAGTCATTATGTTAAGGCAATTTCCAAATCACTACCAAAGTGATATTTTTAACTTGAACGGAGAAATCTATCATGTATCTTAACGAAACACATGCAAAGAAGTGGGCTCCTGTTCTTGATCACCCAGAACTCCCAAAGATCAGCGATCCATACAAGCGCGCTGTTACTGCCCTAGTTCTCGAGAACCAAGAAAAAGCCCTATACGAAGAAGCTGCCAATATGGGTCGCTTGTTTGAAGCAACGCCAATTAACGTCGCTCCAACATCACCATCTTCAGGCAACATCCAAGGCTTCGACCCAATCCTAATCGGATTAGTTCGTCGCGCACTTCCAAACCTTATGGCTTATGATATCTGTGGCGTGCAGCCAATGACAGGTCCAACAGGACTTATCTTCGCAATGCGCAGCAGATATTCAGCCCCAGATGGTGCAGAAGCATTCTACAACGAAGCCAACACAGTATTCGCAGGAACAAACGGCAATGGTACAGTTGCAAACGCAATTGTCAACCTCAGCCAAAACGTCGCTGCAATGACAATGGCTAACACTGGTACTGGCGATACTACAGCAAACTTCGAACCGAAAGTCATGGCAAACATGGCATTCTCAATCGAAAGAGTGTCTGTAACAGCCAAGACACGTGGTCTACAGGCTTCCTACACAATGGAACTTGCACAAGACCTCAAGGCAATTCACGGTCTCGACGCAGAAACAGAATTGACAAACATTTTGTCAACTGAAATTCTTGCTGAAATCAACCGCGAAGTTGTCCGTACAGTCTACGCAACAGCCAATGTTGGTATCCTAGGCGCATCTTCAGCTGTCTTCAATCTATCAAGCAACACTGATACATCAGGTCGCTGGCAGGTTGAGAAGTACAAGAGCCTCCTATTCGCAATCGAGCGCGCAAGCAACAAGATCGCGAAGGATACACGTCGTGGTAAGGGCAATATGCTCATCGTTTCAACCGATGTTGCTTCAGCTCTTGCAATGACAGGTCTTCTTGACTACAACTCAGCACTATCAAACAACACCAACCTAGCTGTTGACGATACAGGCAATACCTTCGCAGGTACCCTATTCGGACGCATCAAGGTCTATGTTGATCCATATTCTGTATCAAACTCAGACTATGTCGTAGTTGGATACAAGGGTACATCACCATATGACGCTGGTCTGTTCTACTGCCCATACGTCCCACTACAGATGGTTCGTGCTATTGACCCTGACAACTACCAACCAAAGGTTGGATTCAAGACTCGCTACGGCATGGTCTCAAATCCATTCGCAGGTGGTGCAAACGCAGGACTTAACGGTGCATTGACGACAGATACAAATGTCTACTACCGCAAGTTCGCTGTGTTGAATGTCAACCAGTAATATTATTGCCAATTTATAAAAATAATAAGGCAAGTGATACGGGGGGAGCAGCAATGCTCCCCCTTTTTTTATGCACTAAATAAGTAATCCTTCGGGGGATTCATATGACAGTACTAAACCGCAATCCAATTAACACAGATTTATTGCAAAGTACAAAGTTTCAGGTAAACTTTGCAAGACTACCTGGCGTCACATACTTTTGTAATAGTGCTAATCTGCCAGGATTGTCATTAACTGAAATTCCTATGCCAACGCCATTCGTAGATTTGTATCTGCCTGGAGAAAAGGCAATCTACGACACATTTAACATTACATTTTTAGTCGATGAAGACTTGCGCGCATGGACAGAACTACATGATTGGATTAGGGGCGCGACATTCCCAACAAACTTCGAAGAGTATATTAATCTTGCAAGAACACAACCAAATGCAAATATTCGAAGCGCATACAATCGTCCACCAGTATATTCTGATGCCGCGCTAACAATCTATACAAACAAAAACAATGCAAATTTTAGAGTTAAGATGGTTGATGTTTTCCCAACAACAGTTGGCAGTTTGATGTTTTCTTCGGCTGATAGCGCTGAAAATATTATTACAGCAGATGCAACCTTTAGATTCTCTTACTATAACTATGAGAGAATTTGAGTAGTCCTTTCATCTACTACATAGTCTATTATATTCCATTGTAATTACAGTGTCAAATATTGTTAAGGTTGCTTTTATTGCAGGCTTATAGTACAATATATGATCCTAACACTTATGCCTTTATACTATGGAAACACCACCTCTTGAAGAAATAATGCGACAGTGGGAAAAAGACAGTAATGTCGATTCGACTGAGCCTGGTAAAGAAATTCTTCGCATCCCACTTTTGCACAACAAGTATAACAAATACTTGTCATTACACACGCTATCTGCGCGCAAGTGTTCCTTTGAATTTGATAAAACCAAAAAACTCAAATGGATGTATTACAATGGCAAACTCGACCAAGAAGAACTTGATAAACTTGGCTGGGAACCATTTCGTTTCACACTCAAGTCGGACATTGCTGTGTATATTGATGGCGATGATGACCTGAATAAACTCAAGCGCAAGAAATCTTATCATGAAGAAACAGCAAAGTATTGCGAAAATGTCATGAAAGAATTGAACGCTAGGACATATCAACTGCGTGCATTTATGGACTGGGAAAAGTTCATTCAGGGTGCTCGTTGATGTGTGATGTGAAGGTTGAAAAATTCAATAACATCTATGCACAAGTTAATGCTGATGATGGCATCTTGCAAGAGATGTCAGAATTTTTTACCTTCTCAACGCCAGGTTATCAATTTTCACCTGCGTTTAAAAATAAATACTGGGATGGAAAGATTCGACTTTTGAATCTAAAGACCAAACAAATCTATCTTGGTCTAGTTCCGTATATCAAAAAGTTTTGCAAGGACAGCAACTACACCTGCGAGTATATCGATGAAGAAAAGGATGTTTACCCTGTTGACACGAAAAATTTGGCAAGTGCTTTATCACTTCCAATGGAGCCGCGAGATTATCAGTTGCTCGCTTCTAGCGTCGGACTTACGAAGCGGCGAACTGTACTCATTTCGCCCACGGCATCTGGAAAATCGTTAATCATCTATATGGTGATTCGCCACCTGTTGAACACAGGTAAGAAGCGCGGATTACTCATTGTTCCTACGATTAACCTCGTCACTCAGATGCATAGTGACTTCAAGAACTACTCATCTATCAATGGATGGGATGTAGAAAAGTATTGCCAAAAGATTTATGGTGGTGAAAGTAAAATCCCTGATAGTGATTTGATTATCTCTACATGGCAGTCGATCTATGACATGCCGAAGAAATACTTTGCGCAGTTTGATTTTATCATCGGTGACGAAGCGCATACCTTTAAAGCCAAATCTCTTACATCTATCATGACCAAGTTAATTAACTGTGATGTGCGTATTGGCACAACAGGTACACTTGATGATAGTAAAGTAAACAAGTTAGTCCTTGAAGGATTGTTTGGTCCGACATTTAAAGTTATTTCTACCAAAGAACTCATTGAACGCAAACAATTAGCCAATTTCAGTATCAAGTGTATTGTATTGAAGTATCCTGAGATTGTATGCAAGACTGTTAAGGGATTTACTTATCAGGATGAAATGGCTTTTCTGGTTCAACACGAAGGTCGTAATAGATTCATTACTGATCTTGCATTAAATCTTAAAGGCAATAGTCTCGTTTTATTTACTTATGTTGAGAAACACGGTAAACTTCTATATGAATGGATAACTGAAAAAGCAAATGGGCGAAAAGTATTCTTTATTCATGGTGGGGTTGAAGCAGAAGATCGCGAAGCAGTAAGACATATTACTGAACAAGAAAACGATGCGATCATTGTAGCAAGTTACGGAACATTTTCGACTGGTGTAAACATTCGCAACCTACATAATATAATATTTTCCTCACCAACAAAAAGTAAGATTCGAGCATTACAGTCTATCGGTCGTGTGTTGCGTTTAGGTGAAAACAAAGATGCTGCTACGCTATACGATATCGCTGACGATCTGCGTTATGGTCCTTATACAAACTTCACATTGAAGCATTACGAGGAACGAGTGAAGATCTATAGTGAAGAAAAATTTCCTTTCGCAACTAACAATGTAAGGATAACCTAATGCCAAACCAAAAAAAATTAAAGTTTGTCCGTTTTAGATCTATTCCTGATGATATTATTGGGTATGTTACCCATAAAGATGATTGTATTGTGATTGAAATGCCGCTCAGGGTTGATGTTGAAACTATCTTTGAAGAAAATCGACAACTGCTTTTAATGAACGAATATTTACCGCAGTCTATACTTGACATTCAGGAAGTAGAGTTTTATAATGATGAGGTGCTATTAATAGCGCCAGTGAAACAAGAATTCGTTGAGCAGTACGAATATGTTGCAGATTTCTTCTATAGCAATAAGCACAAATTAAGTATTCCGCAAAAGAAAGAATCGAATTCAAAGAATGCAACTCAAATGGATGAAAAAGTTGAGAAGGTTGTTTCTATTCTTGAAGCAATGGCAAACAAAAAGGATAAACCAGTACACTAATTATGGCTAAAAATCACTACATCAATAATAAAGACTTCCTCAAAGAGATGACGAAGTATCGCATATCAATTCGTAAGGCTAAGAGGTTGGGTTTACCAAAACCGCAAATCCCAAGATATGTCGCTGAATGCTTTATGAAGATTGCTGAGAATCTTTCACATAAGCCAAACTTCTTGTCGTATACTTTTAGAGACGAAATGGTTGCCGATGCAATTGAAAACTGCGTGATGTATGTTGACAATTTTGACCCCGCGAAATCTAGCAACCCATTTGCTTATTTCACACAAATAACTTATTATGCATTCTTACGTCGTATCCAAAAAGAGAAGAAGCAACTATATGTCAAATACAAATCAACTGAAACTGCTGGAATACTCGATGAGTTCGAACTCAATGAAAATGAGGATGGAACTTTCCGCCAATTCGAACTGTATGAAAACATTTCCGAATTCATACAAAATTACGAAAACGCTCGGAAAGAAAAGAAAGCCAAGAAAGCCGCAGGAATAGAAAAGTTTGTTGATGAGGATGTAGTTAAGTGAGTAAGATAGCAATACTTGGGGATACTCATTTTGGGATGAGAGGCGATAGCATTGCCTTTCATAATCATTATCGTGAGTTTTATAGTAAACATTTTTTTCCGTATTTGGTGCAACATGGAATTAGGACCATATTTCAATTGGGTGACTTATTTGATCGTCGGAAGTATATTTCTTTTCAATCTCTTGCTCTTAGCCGCAGGTATTTTTTTGATGAGATATATCGGCTTGATCTAGAACTGCATACTCTTCTAGGCAATCATGACATCACATTTAAAAATACTTTGGAGATTAATTCCCCAGAGTTATTGCTTCAAGATTATACAAATGTGTATGTTTACAATGAACCATGTTCATGGAACGGTATCGATATTATTCCTTGGATCTGTAAAGATAACGAGAAACAAATCCTAGAGTTTATTCAAAACAGCAACAATGATGTTTGCTTTGGTCATTTCGAACTTGCTGGATTTGAGATGGATCGTGGCAATATTTGTCATGAAGGCATGGATCCTGTAACATTGAACAAATATGATCTTGTTCTTTCAGGACACTTTCATCATAAGAGTAACAATGGAAGTATTGTATATGTTGGCACTCCAGGTGAAATGACTTGGTCAGATTTTAACGACGAGCGTGGATTCCATATCTACGACACTGAGACTCGTCAGTTAGAGTTTATAAAGAACCCATTACAAATGTTCTACAAGATTCAGTATAACGATGATGAATTGTTTTACAATGATTTGGTAAATGCAGACTATTCTCATCTCACGAATAAGTATGTTAAGATTGTAGTTGAAAAACGCAATAACTCATTTTTGTTTGACACTCTATTGGATACACTTACGAAAGTAAATCCACTAGAGGTTTCAGTCGTTGAGGATTTTTCACATCTTAATGAAAATGTAGAAGTTGATGTTGACCAAGCAGAAGATACAATATCAATTTTAAACAAGTATGTTGATGGTTTGACTTTACCTGTAGAATCAGATAAGATTAAGACTGTACTGCGCGATGTATACAACGAAGCCGTTTCTATGGAGACGCTGTGATTTTATTTAAAAGTGTTAGATATCGAAATTTCCTTTCTACGGGAAATGTCTTTACTGAGATTCCTCTGAATGAAAACGCCACGACGCTAATCGTTGGTGAAAACGGTGCTGGAAAGTCGACTTTCTTGGACGCCATCACATTCTCATTGTTTGGCAAGCCATTCCGCAATATTAACAAACCTCAACTTATCAACTCAGTCAACGAAAAAGATTGCGTTGTTGAAGTTGAGTTTGATATTGGCAAGAAGTCATATAAAGTCATTCGTGGCATCAAACCAAATGTGTTTGAGATCTATTGCGATGGCGATCTTTTAAATCAAGACGCCAAGGCAAAAGATTATCAGGACCATCTTGAAAAGATTATTCTCAAGATGAACTACAAGTCATTCACGCAAATTGTTATTCTCGGATCGACTAACTTTACTCCGTTCATGCAGTTGTCAGCATCTGATCGTCGCACTGTGATTGAAGATCTATTAGACATTCAGATCTTTTCTGCGATGAATGTGATTGTTAAGAGTAAGATTCATACTCTGAAAGACGAAGCAGCGCAACTCAAGATTCAAATTGATAATACTAAAGATAAAATTGAACTACACAAGAAACATCTTGACGAACTCAAGAAAAATACAAAAGAAATCGTAGACGCAAAGAAACAAGAAGTGACTGAGAACACGGAATCGCTTTCAGCACTTGAAGTCGAAGCAACTGATAAAGAAACTCAAATTGAGAATCTATTAACTGAAGTGTCAGATGATGATTCAACCAGTAAGAAGTTTACGAAACTAAATCAACTTGAAGCCAAGATTGAAGGGAATATCCAGAAACTCGAGAAAGATATCGAGTTCTATTCTGTAAATTCAACTTGCCCAACCTGCGACCAAGACATTAATAACAAAGAAGAAAAAGTGCATACCTGTAATAGTAAAATTACAGAACTTACTGAAGGTCTAAGCAAACTAAAGGTGGAGAGTGATGCTGTTCTACAACGAATCCAAAGTATCAAGGCAACTCAAAAAGAACTCAAGACTCTTGAACAAGATCTTGTGCGCATCAATACTTCTCGCAAGCAGGTTCGAAACTACATTGCGAAACTTGAAAAAGAGATTGATGACATAGAAAGCAAACCAGCCATGAGCGATGAGTTTAAGGCTCAGTCAAAAGAGTTATTAAACGCATTACAAACATATATCGAAAAAAGAAAAGAAGTATCTGAACAAACACAAAATTATGATATTGTCGCGCAGCTGCTTAAAGATGGCGGGATTAAGTCGAAAATCATTAAGCAATATGTTCCAGTCATAAACAAACTGGTTAATAAGTATTTGGCTGCGATGGACTTCTTTGTCAATTTTAATATTGACGAAGAATTCAAGGAGACCATCAAGTCTCGTCACCGAGATGATTTCAGTTATGAAAACTTCTCAGAGGGTGAGAAGAAGCGTATTGATCTAGCACTGTTGTTTACCTGGAGGTCGGTCGCCAAGTTAAAGAACAGTGTCAATACAAATCTGCTCATCTTCGACGAGGTCTTTGATGGTTCTCTTGACATTAACGGTACTGAAGAATTTATGAAGTTGATAAATATGTTTGTAGATAATACAAACATTTTTGTGATTACTCACAAGACTGATCAGATGATTGATAAGTTTAAACACACGATACGATTTGGTAAAGTGAAGAATTTTTCACAGATGGTGTAACTATGAGTAGAATTTTAAAATATAGAGATGGCATGTTGGTTGAATATGAAATCCTCAAGTTAGTAGATTTCTATGACTCAATTTTAAGGCAGCCAACAATTCCTTTTGATTTTGCTACTCGAAAAGATGCAGAGTATATCGCATACTCATTAGTAGAAACCATGGGACATTATGGCGGGTTAGGATTGTCCGCCAATCAAGTTGGACTAAAAGATAGAGTCTGTGTTGTTAACATGGGCGAAAAGGCATGGGTGATGTTTAATCCGCAAATTTTAGAAACTTCTGGTAAGATTGCAGATTTTCAAGAAGGTTGTCTTTCTTATCCAGGATTGTATGTGAAGTGCAATCGCCTAGACCATATCAATGTTCGCTTTCAAGCAGTTGGTGGTCAATTTGTAGAACATGAGTTTGATGGGTTGACTGCAGTTTGTGTTCAACATGAAATTGATCACCTAGACGGTATTGTATACACCAATCGCATCAGCCCAATTCATCTAGAAAACGCCAAGAGAAAGGTTAAAACCAATCTGAAAAAGATGGCAAAAGTAAGGGTGGCGTAAGTTATTGATTTCATTATAGTTTTTTCCCTTTACTTTTCAGCTATTTTAAGGGATAATGGCTATATGAAAACGAATTTACAGGCTTCTAAGTCTATCCTCGCCAAACTCTTGGCGAGCGAGAATATCACGGTCTCGCACCAAAATGTCAAGACCGCATACTTCGACCTCAAAAATCGTACGATGATTCTTCCTGTTTGGAAGGACATGGACGGCGACTTGTATGACTTGCTGACGGGTCACGAAGTCGGTCATGCTCTGAATACTCCTGAGCGTGGCTGGCACGATGCTGTGAAGGAAGGCGACAGCAAGAAGTTCAAAGATTTCTTGAATGTCGTTGAAGATGCACGCATTGAGAAACTTGTCAAGCGCAAGTTCCCTGGACTTTCCAAGTCCTTTGCTCGTGCTTATGCTTCTCTTTATGAGCGCGACTTCTTCGGTATCAAGAAGGTCAGAGACCTTAACAAACTTAATCTGATTGACCGCATCAACCTGCGGTTCAAGATGGGCACGCATGTCATTGTCTCATTCAATGACTATGAGCGTGACATCATCCGAGAGATCGAGGCTGCTGAGACCTGGGACCAGGTTTATGATATTGCTCGCCGTGTGTATGATTACACCAAGCAAAATGAGCAAGACAAGATTCAAAATCTTCAAGATCTTCAAGAGCAGATGCGCCAAGAAAATCCAGAAGATTCTGGTGACTTCGATGACATCGATGACAATTCTGACTTTGAAGATGACATCGACGGTAACGATGGTGATGACTCTGACTCTGACCTAGACGAAGAGTCAGACGGTACTGATGCTGAAGATTCGCAGAATCAAACTGAGTCTGAAGACGAAGACGATGCTAGCAGCGATCAATACAGTGCTGGTGAAGGCACTGAAGAAGAACAAGAAGATGACAGTGAACCGCAGTCTGTAACTGACCGCAATTTCCGTCGCCGAGAGCAGGAATTGGTCAACGAGACTGGCAAGATCTTCATGTATGAATTGCCTGATGCTGTTCTTGAGAATATTATTCTTCCGAACACGGAAGTTGTGAATGATCTTGAGCGATTCTTCCGTGTGCAAGTGCTTGATAAGAATCTCCCTTACGGCAAAAATAATATCTCTTATGACACTGTTGTTCAGAAGTGTGTGCGCAAGTTTAACACCAACAACAAGAAAGTCATCATGCATATTCTGAAAGAATTCGAGATGCGCAAGAAAGCCAACGAGTATGCTCGAACGCAGACTGCTCGCACTGGTGAGTTGAACATGAATGTGCTGCACAAGTACAAGTTTAGTAATGACTTGTTCCGCAAGATCACTGTCGTGCCGAAGGGTAAGAATCATGGCTTTGTCATGTTTGTTGATATGTCTGGTTCGATGGCTGATATTCTTCGCAACACGATTGAGCAGATGCTTGTGCTTGCGTCGTTCTGTAAACTTGCCAAGGTTCCGTTTGAAGTTTATGGCTTCAGTGACGCCACCGCAGGTTATGAAAACAAGAAGTTGCGCAATATGCTGAGCAAAAGTCGTTTTGTCTCGAATCGTGCTGTTGACATGTCGATGCAGACGACTTGCTTTCACCTCAAGCATCTGATTGGCTCTTCTTTGTCGCCTGTTCAGTATCGTCGTGCGTTCAATGCGATGTGCGTTGTTGCCAATGAGTATGGTCGCCACTATGATTACTGGAACAACAGCCCTAGCACTGAAGACAAAGATCATGGCATGTGGAAGTACGATTGGTACGAGTCTGGTTTTAGTTTGAATGGAACTCCGTTCCAAGAAACTCTGCTTGCTTCTCGTGAAATCATCACCAAGTTTCAAAATGCACATCAACTTGATGTTTGCAATGTTGTGTATCTGACTGATGGTGACGGTGGCAGCAATCTATCGTTTCCGACGTGCGACGATTCTTCTTTGTATGATATTCGTCGTCAATCTGTTGTCTATCTGATTGATAAAAAGACCAAGAAGAAAGTCAAGGTGGAAAATAGTTATAACATGCAGTCTGCGCTCACGGAACTTGTTACCGATGTCACTGGCTGTAAGCATATCGGTTTCTTTGTTGGCAACAAGAAAGCCATTCAGCGTGATATGAAACATCTTGTTAATGATAAGTCTCCCGCTGAACAAGATGCTGCCAAGAAAACTTTCCGCGAGCATAATTACTTTGCTGTTGATCGTCTTGGTTATGACAATTATTTCTATGTTGCTCTTCCGAGTAGCAACATTGTTGACGAAGAACTTGCTATCACCAGCAATATGAACAAGAACAAGATGGCTCGTGAGTTCTCCAAGAACCTGGGAAGCAAGAAGAGCAATCGTCTGCTATTGACTAAATTGGCTGAAGAACTTGCCGTTGCGTAAGTTATTGATTTATATAAAGAAAATACCGCTTTACTTTATAGTCGATTCGAGCGATAATGGTTGTATGGTAAATTATATTTGTTATGGAGTTTGATGTGAGAAAGTCTAATTATGATCTGAAAGGCAAGATGGATGTTCTTGAGAAGTTGCATGCGCACTTCGACAAGGATGTAATCTCGCTGAAGGAACTCAACGAGTATTGCCTCAACAAGAAGAACGGGATTCCAAATTTCCCATACTTCATCCTGCGTGAGCGCAAGGTTGGTCGCGGTCTGTTTAATATCGCACCGAGTGCTGCCAGCGCGATCGCTGCTCCGAAACAGACTGCTGAAGTCCCTGCGGTTGCTGCCGCGATGGTCGCGCAGGTTGTGAATATTGCCAGCCGTCGTGCCACAAATCTCACTGAGTCGTTTGTGCCTGACCGCAACGAGACGTATGTTCCGTTCGGATTCTACAACGACATGCGCGACATCATCAAGTCGCGAATCTTCTATCCCATTTACATCACTGGCTTGTCAGGTAACGGCAAGACATTCATGATTGAGCAGGTTTGTGCTGCGCTCAAGCGTGAGTTGATCCGAGTCAATATCACGAAGCGCACCGATGAGTCTGACCTCATTGGTTCCTATGAACTTGTCGATGGCAACACGATTCGCCGCGAAGGTCCTGTGATTACAGCGATGCGTCGTGGTGCTGTTCTTCTTCTTGACGAGTGTGACCTCGGCACCGAGGATATCCTGTGCTTGCAGCCGATTCTTGAGGGCAAGCCATACTTTGACAAAAAGACTGGTGAAGTTGTCCACCCTGCTGCTGGCTTCAACGTGATTGCGACTGCGAACACGAAGGGCAAGGGCAGCGACGATGGTCGATTCATCGGTACAAACTTGCTCAACGAAGCATTCCTCGAGCGTTTCGCCATCACGGTCGAGCAGGAATATCCTCCTGCTGCCACTGAGCGCAAGATTCTTGAGAAGAATTTCGCTGTTCTTGGCATCACTGACACGATTTTCATTGACCGTCTTATCACTTGGGCTGAAGTCATCCGCAAGAGTTTCTCGGATGGTGCAGTTGATGAAGTTATCTCGACTCGTCGTCTTGTTCATATCAGCAAGGCATTCTCTATCTTCAACAATCGTTTGAAGGCAATCGAGATGTGCTTGAACCGATTCGATACTGATACCAAGACTGCGTTCTTGGATCTGTACACGAAGGTTGATGCGGAGGCAACTCCTGCTCCTGCTGTTGTGGATTGGAATGATATAACGATTGAGCATAACCAATCGACTTTGTCTACTCGATTCTCATACAAGGGTGAGTCTGTGGAATTCTCAGCAAAGGAAATGCATGAGTTCTATACACAGGGTCTCACAGAGGAAGCCATCAGGGCTCGAGTTCTTGACACTCTTGTCAAGATTGTTGCTGCGAAGGGAGTGAAGTAATGGAACTGCAAGAAAAGGTGAATGTGTTTCTTGACAAACTTCGCGAGTCTGGTGCAATCAATATGTTTGGTGCTGCTCCTTATGTCTCTGATGCTTTTGGTGTCAGCAGGAATGAGGCTAAAGATCTTGTGAAGAATTGGATGCAAACTTTTGCTGAGAGGCATCCACAATAGTTTACTTTTGCCATTTGTTGTAGTATAATAAATGGTATATCGCAAGGAAAGCCCCAATCTTGCGGTATTATTGAAGGGGTATTTTTGTTAAGGTGATTATATGTCTAATGCTCTTGAATCTTTTGTTAGTTATCTTGCTCGCGGCAACACCGTGACATCGCGACAGGTTCGTGCGATGTTTAAGGTTGACAATGCTGCTGACCTTGCGTATCGTGCGCGTAATGAGGGTATCTCGGTTTACACGAACCGTACGACTCTCAGCGACGGCACCAAGACTCTGTCGTATCGCCTCGGCAATCCTTCTGCGCAGTTCGAGAAGTATCTCGAGCG